GCAACCTCTTCCATGGCTTTGCCTGGACGGGTGGTCTCCCGAAATTTCTTTCGGGTTTCCTCGGTCTTGTGTTCGATCGGACTCGTGGTGTGTTGCTCGATGATCCATCGATAGATGCTATCCGATCCGTTCGTCAGCTAACGCTGATGTTCGGTAAGATGCATCTGCCTTGTTCCCCCGAAAGGGTGGCCAAGGCATTCGCTGGATATATCGAGTGTGAGCAGGATGTCCGTAGGCACGATGCTAACCACGAACTCGCGCAAACAGCGGAGTTCGGGCGTATCGCGTCTATGTTGTTTTGGGATGTGTTCAAGCACGTAGACCGCAAGGTCTATGAGCATGATCTAGTTCCAAAACATGGTCCTGGTGCTACTGCTGATAGGCTTCGCAGTAATGCGAAGTTTCGGCAGCACACCTGGCCCAAACGTCTGGATGAGGTTTTTCCGCTTGCGGAATACCTGATCCCGAACTACTCCTTTGTGGAGGAGCTCGAAGACGTTGACATCCTCGAACCTGGCGCTGAGATTCCCGTGAGGGTTATCTCAGTACCTAAAACGCTCAAGACGCCCAGGATCATAGGAATAGAGCCGACTGCAATGCAATATATGCAGCAGGCTCTTCTTCCTGAGATCCTTGCATGTCTGAAGAGGGTTGACTACCTCAACAGCATGCTCGGTTTCGATGATCAAGTCCCTAATCAGGACATGGCCCTCGAAGGTTCACTAACTGGTGAACTAGCCACACTCGATTTGAGTGAGGCTTCCGATCGCGTCTCGAATCAGCATGTACGACTACTCCTACACGGCCACGAGCATCTTTTTGATGCAGTGGACGCGTGTCGTAGCCGGAAGGCTGACGTGCCTGGCCACGGAATTATCCGTTTGGCCAAGTTCGCGTCTATGGGTTCAGCACTCTGTTTCCCGATGGAAGCGATGGTCTTTTTGACCGTCGTTTTCCTAGGGATTCAGAAATCGCTCAACACATCACTTACCCTTAACGACATTAAGTCGTTTCAGGGGTCGGTGCGCATCTACGGGGATGATATTATCATCCCTGTGGACCATGTGGAATCCGTCATTGAGGCACTACATTCTTTTGGGTTTGTAGTGAACCTCAATAAGTCTTTCTGGACCGGAAGGTTCAGAGAGTCTTGTGGACGGGAGTATTATGACGGAAATGACGTTTCAATCGTCAAAATTCGTCAGATGTTCCCTCTACGACGGACTGACGCAACCGAGGTTAACGCATTAGTCGAATTCAGAAACCAGCTCTATTGGGCTGGATACTGGTCGACTTGTGCGTATCTCGACGAGATCCTAACGGGTATGCTTCGGCACTACCCGATGGTACTCTCGTCGTCCCCGGTGCTAGGTCGTCAAAGCGTACTGGGTTTCGAAACCCAGCGCCTTGATGAGCACCTACATAGCCCTCTTGTCAAGGGCTATGTACTGTCATCGCGTTCGCCGAGGAATCCCCTCGATGGACACGGTGCCTTGCTCAAGTTCTTCCTTAAGCGTGGCACAGAGCCATTCTTTAGTGAAGATCACTTGGAGCGTTCAGGACGCCCTCAAGCCGTCTACACCAAGCTGAGGTGGAGTTCTCCTGTATAAGTAGGAGACTCGGCGAAAGCCGCAGGGAGAAACCAAGCCAGCACTCATCATCGTATTCGATGAATGCCT